GCTCTTTTAAAGCATACTGGAGCACTTGTGAGAAATTTAGGTTAGCATTGTTTGCTTCAATCTCAAGCCAGCGAGGCAACGTAACATTCTTGGTAACCGACTTGTTCAATTGGTTATCTCGTATCGGTCCGGTACGCACTTCAATGAGCGAATGGAAACCATCCTCTACCGGTTCGAGCTTGCTCATATCGGATGGATCTGGAATGTTATCAGAATCCTCTTCCATACCATAGAGATGCAAGCCAAGCGCTTCATGTGCCATTCTTAATGCTTCTTCAAGGTCATCGCCTTCCGTAATACATCCTGGTAGATCAGGGAAAGTGACAGTAAATCCTTTGACTTCGCCTTTCTCGAATAGGGCAGGGTAAACGTATTTATCCATATATTATTATCCTCCTTGAGGAGGGCTTCATTGAAGCCCCGCCTGTTTGAGTATTGATCTTACTGTTTTAGGATCGAGATCCTTATGCTTATATTATAACATGGATAAATAATGCGCGCCAACAAAGTAATGAGCATTATTTATGCGCATAATCTAGGCGAAATAAATTAATGAAGCACTTATGTAAATGCTGTTTTTGATGAAGATACAGTTTCAATGAATATCGAGGAACATGGGAGGTCGACCATGAAATGGGAAGCTTTTTACGGCGGATCAAGACATGCAGTAACGGCCAGCAAGCCGCAAATGCTTGAGCATGCAGCTGAGATGCAAGAGTTACTAGGAAATAACATTAAGATTGTGGCAGTTAACAAGCTCTATAGAAATAGCTGCATATGCAAGGCTGAAGGGAGATTACACCATTACACGGTTTATGGAAATACAGTTAGACGGGAACACGAATTTAGAGGGAGTTGGGAGGCAGCTCCTAACTACGTAAGGATGGAAGAGCTGGAATCTGGACAAATGGAATTGTTTTAATATTAAAGGGGCGGCTCAATTGAACGAAAAGGCACTCATGCTCATAGAGGCAACATTGAAACCATGGATAGAAGTTCGAAAACGAGATATCAGTAAAATGGTGATGAATGTAAACACAACTTCCTCTCTCGTTGAGCAAGGATATGTCAGAACAAAGTATGGCGACCTAGTGATAGTACCAAATTACCGATTAAGAAAGGGGTCATCATACATCATCGAAGAGACAAGCAAAGGTAGTGCATTTGGCTGGGTAAATCGAAAAGAAAAATAGAAAAAATCCTCTGAGAATGAACCTTGGCCGGGCACTCAGAGGATTAACCTATTCCACCACTATTATAACATATACGGGGTGTGTGGAATATGATGGTAGCCGAAAAACATTCAGAAGCGTCATATATTTTAAAACAAGCAAAGAATGAACTATTCCCTGAAGTCAATGAATATGAGCTCAATCGTATTCTGTTTTTGCTTTCACAGTACCCACTAATGAAAATGAGAATGGAAGATTATGAAAAGCACGAGAAGGACTTCGAATCAACTGCTATTGAAGGTGAAGTTGCCAGACGCATAAGTAATGAAGAATACTATGCCAATAAGACAGCCAATACTGTGATTTTAAGTGAAAAGCGACGCTGGGTGTATGAACAATATAAACGGATGACAAGAGAAATTGAGAGAGCTTATGCAATGGTTATCGACAAGAGCATTGATAAAGCAGGAGAGGAAAGGAAGGCAATCCGACATAGATATTTGGAAGGCCATTCCCGGAGTGACATGTTTTCATTCTTTCCGAAAGGGATCAGCCAAAGGACAATCGAACGTAGGTTGTATTCGGGTATTATAAAGATGGCAAACAACTTGAAGTGCAATGGGGTACTTGATTTCGAATGGAAATTTTGACGTAAACCTGTCGGGAAGTAGGCAGACACATGCGCTAAAATCTCTGTTAATATATAAAGTGTAAAGTTGTGTGCATGGGAAAATAAGATACGGTCTGGATGATCAGACATTTTGATGGGAGCTGCCTAGTGCAGCTCTTTGTTATTTCAATAAGTGCTTAATGGGAGGACGGTAGAATGCTAAGGAAGATTAAAGACATTCTTGGACGGAAGACTAGTGCTACTAAAAAGGTTCCAAGATCGGAACGGCGTAAGATTTGGCGAGAAAGCTGGCAGCAACATAAGCGATAAGTCTAATATCAGACAGAATGGAGGGGAGGTTAATGAAGAAAAGGAAAAAACTTCCCAAGCAGCCGACATCGTGCAAAGGATGTATATGGGGAAGATGGGAAGGATGCAAGCAGTTTTGTTCCAAGGTCATATGTATAAAGAGCGGTGATTCTGGATGAAGTTCGTTCAACCGATCCGGGATCGCGAAGTAATCGAGGGGATCAAGGGATTCCTGAAAGATAGCAACGAACGCGACTATATGTTTTTTTGCCTCGGCGTCTATACCGGCTTAAGGGTTAGTGATTTGTTGGGACTACGAGTCAGCTCCGTGAAGGGTACTCACATCAAGATTGTTGAATCTAAGACTGGCAAAGAAAAAAAATCCATCATTCCCCCAGACTTCAAACCTGAATTGGATATTTACATTTCTAGGAAGAGGGATGACGATTTTTTATTTCCAAGCAGGCAGAAGAAGCGGAAAAGCAAGTTAATGGGCCGCCCGATTCACCGGAGCATGGCGTACAGAATGTTAAACAATGTAGCTCGTCGCTTTGGGCTCTCGGAAATCGGTTGTCACACGCTACGGAAGACGTATGGATATCACCTCTACAGGGCAAATCCAGAGTCTTTGGCATACCTAATGAAATCATTCAACCATAGCCATGAAACGGTTACCTTGCGCTATTTAGGGCTTGAACAAGACCGATTAGACGAGTTGGTTGTTAAATCACTGAAACATAAAAAGCGATAATTTGCACTCGTTTTCAGAAAGCCTGAAATCACTAATAAAATCAATGGGGTTGGCGTTTTGTCCAGTGAAACAAAATGTACGTTATGTCTCTCCTATTTACCATTTATTGGTGAAATATGGCGGGGGCAAGTTCGAGACTGATGGAAGAGTGTTCCTAAAAACGGGGAGCACTCAAATATCAAACTCAATTCGACAAATTAGCAGTTTACAAGAGTCCTCCTATGTTGGAAGATGTAGGTAGGGGGTGAATAAATAAATGGATGTTTCTGTAATGCAATATGTTAAGCTCCTTGATTCTATTGGGACAACGATCGTTAATGTGTCGAACGATCTGAAAGAAAATTTACCAATTGAAAAGTGCGAAAACATTGAACAATTAACGGGTCATTTCAACAAACTAAAGAGCGCACTAATTAAATTCGTTGAATGCGGTAAAATGGCTTCTGCAGTCGTAGCTCCTGACAAACTCAAAGGAGAGCACAAAGCCTTAGTTGATTCTTTCGAGAATTTCCTCGAAGGTACAAGACAACTGGTTGAAAGCATTTCGTTACAGTCAATGAATGTGAACGTTGAATTGTACCATAAAGGTTTAGCGAATCAGAATGCTGGAGTAGCGCGAACGCTTGAAACAGTAGAAAAAATAGTTCAGAAGATTTCAAAATAAGCACCCTCGCGGTGCTTTTTTTAATGCATAATGCTTGTATAACAAAGCAAAAAAGTTGTTTGCAATGGTAAACTCCCGGATTTGGTGAAAAGGTAAGAATCCCGTAACCATGCGGTTTTCGAGCGTTTTGCATAAATGATGTATAAACGTTCTATTTGTTTGGAGCCGAAAACCTGCGTCATTGTTGGATTTGTCGCATGGTTGTGGGAAAGTACTTTTGTACAAAATATTTGATTTTATACATATGTCCGTGCATAAAAAATGCATAAAGGTGGTGGGGGGTGATGTAGTGGCGAAACCTAGAGATCCGAACCGTGACAAGGCGTTCAAGCTATGGGTGAAAAGCGGAAGGCAAATGAAGCCGTCCGAGATCGCCGCCAAGCTGGGCGTTGATGCTGCTCGGGTTCGGAAGTGGAAAAGTGAAGGGGACTGGGAATCCAAGCCGGATCCTAAGCGCGGCGCACCGCGAGGCAACAAAAATGCCAAGGACAACAAGGGAGGAGGCGCTCCAGTAGGGAATGTCAACGCATTCGTGCATGGCCTGTTTAGCAAGCAAATCCTGCCTAACAATCCACGGTTGCGAGAAATCTTCCAGGCATCGGATAAGCTGTCTCCTATCGATTTGCTTTGGACCCAAATCCGAACGCTTTGGACGCAGGTCATGTACGGCCAAGAAATCATGCATGTAAATGGCATTGATGACGAAACGAAAGTGTTGAAGAAATTCAAGCCAGGTGAATGGGGCGACGAGAGTGAATGGGAATACCAACACGCCTGGGACAAGCAAGGTAGGGCGATTACCGCTCAATCTTCTGGCATGGCCCGGGTAACATCCATGATCAAGCAGTACGAAATCATGCTACGCACGCTGCCAGCAGATGAAGTGAATGAGGAACAACGGCTGCGCATTGCCAAGCTTAAAGCAGAAGTTAACTCATTGAATGGTGGCAATAGTGAGCCTGTTCAAATTATTGACGATATCGGGGGCGGCCGTGCATGAAGATAGTTTTGTCTACCATTGTTTCACCGCACTTCCATTCTTTTTGGCAGGCTTCGAATTCGCATAATTATCTTCGCCATGTTTTAAAGGGCGGGCGCGCTTCTGCGAAGTCCACGCACATTGGCTTGAAAGTTGTAAAGGACTTGATGAAATACAAGGTTTCGGCACTCGTTATCCGAAAAGTAGGTGTTACACTTGCAGAATCGGTCTTTGAGCAGCTTAAAGAGGCGATAGACATATTAGGCGTCTCTGATAGCTGGCAAGTTAAGCATAGCCCTTTGCAGCTTATCTACAAGCCGTTTGGGAACAAGATCATCTTCCGGGGTGCAGACGATCCGGCTAAGATCAAATCAATCAAGATCAGCAAATTCCCTATTGCTTTCTTGTGGATCGAAGAGTTAGCAGAGTTTAAAATCGAGGATGAAGTATCAACCATCGAAAAATCCGTTCTACGTGCGGAGTTGCCCGATGGTCTTTTTTACGCCTTCTATTACTCGTATAACCCACCGAAGCGCAAGCAAAGTTGGGTAAATAAGAAATACGAAACACAATTTATTCAAGCGAATACATTTGTTCATCATTCAACGTATCTGGATAATCCGCACATATCCAATGCCTTCATTGAGGAAGCAGAAGAAGTAGAGCGGACAAAGCCATTAAAGTACAAATGGGAGTACTTGGGCGAAGCAATTGGGAGTGGTGTTGTGCCGTTCGATAACCTGATTTTCAGAAAAATCACAGATGAAGAAATCGCGTCCTTTGATAATATTCGCCAGGGCGTTGACTGGGGCTATGGTGTTGATCCTTTTGCATTCGTTCGCTGGCACTATGACAAGACAAGGCGTCGTATTTATGCAATTGATGAAGTATATGGCGTTAAGCTCTCTAATCGCGAAGCAGCCCGTCAGATCACGGCGAAGGGTTATCAAAATACGATGACCATTGCCGACAGC